AGGCACACCAAAGTCTTTGTTGCCTCTGCTAAAAAAGACTTTGGTGTGCCTGGCATAAACCTTAACTTTGGCAATGTCCATAGCCCTAATGGCGGCTCAGTCGAACTTACAACTTCAATCCAACTGTCATGTTCAAAATCCGTTATGGTATGTTCATTATCGTCAGAATCGTTTATTGTCAAATCCGTCCTTGCATTTAATGTGGTTTTACCCCACTTGTTTTTACCAACATAGCAACGCCATGTATCATCAACAGTATTCTCAACCGATTCAATTAGAATAGTTGTGTCCATTGTTGACAAAAACGTGCCTAATATGTCTTCAAACGTTCTCAATATGCAAATGGGCTTTGTCTGTTTACTTTGCCGTTAAATTCAGGGTATGTAGTGCTGTTTTCGCTTATATACCTTTGGATAGCTGAATAGGTTTCAAGTGCATTGGAATACAATTGGGTAATGTACTGCATACCTTTTTCTTTGGTTTCAGGTGTACTGTTCTCGTTGTTATTAGAAACAAGTCCAGTAATTGTATGATAGGCATTGTTATCTTTTACATAATGATAAAAGATTATACCTTTCAACATTTCCTTAATCCCATCTGAAATAGTAGGATCGTTAGTATCGTAATCCCATTGGTTTGCCTCAAATATAGCGGTAAACCTTGCATCCTGTGGCACTGATGGTGTCCCCGTTAGGTCAGCAATAAATAAAGCGTATAGTTCAGCCCCCAATAAACGTACAAGATATTCTCGTTCTCTCTGCTGAATAAACACTGTTAAATCAGCAGTAGAAAATCTGTTTACTGCAAGTTTGTACTTACCTGTACTAAAATCGGATGTCTGAACTATACTCATAATTATGCTTTTTTACCTCTCTTTACAGGCTTTTCTTCGCCGCTTAATGATTCATATTCTGCAAATCCTTTGGCAACCAATTCGGCAGCCAATTTCTGATATACAGACTTAGTATCTCCTACTTCAAAGCCTGCTTTTGCAACGGTAAATTTAACTGTTACTTTTGACATATTTTTACTCTTTTCTTCCCATTATTTTAGCACTGATACGAGCAGTCATTGTTCCTGAACCTGTAACTGAAACTCTGTAATAAAGGTACTTGGATGGCTCAATGACATAAATACATGATGTTGCTGCAACGTTGGTAAGTGTTACAGTATCGTTATTGCTTGGCTGTGCAACTTGGGTAAGAGTAGTGTATGTAGTGCCATCAAGGCTGCCCTGCAATACTACGTTACCTGCAAGAGTCCCACTCAAACGAGTAATCAATACCTGTACCGTCACAACTTTGTTGTAACCATTTACCTGTGCTGACAAAACCTCTGTTCCTGTATTAGTAACAGTATCGGAAGTATTACCAGTTGTTGCTTTCATTGCAACTACTTGTGCATTGGCACTAAACGCCAAAGCTACAAACGCTAATAGAAATATAAACTTTTTCATGTTATGGTGTTTCAATTGCGGCTTTTGCAGTAGTAAAATCACCCTTCACTATAACCTTGGTATCATTTGCAGATACAAACTGAACCAAACGTTTTTCAACAAGCATGGTTTTCTTGTTATTGGTAAAGTCGTTGCCGTCCAAACCAATCTGAATACCCAACTGCTCACGATACAACAGATTCACAACAGAGGTATCACCACCTACGAAATCACCTGCTTTAATAGCGGTAGTTTCAATGATGTTCATACCTGAAATGTTCAACATACCATTGGTAGTAACATAGTCTTTCCAAACAGGGCTGCTGCCATCTTTAATCAACTTAATAGCTGACATTGTAGATGGGTGAACAAACAATGTATTTGGAATACCATGTGCCTCTTTAACCTGCAATGCAATTGCTTCAATTACATCAAGTTCATTGGCATGGTCAACACTTGCAGCAAGTGAACCACCTGTAAATGGGGTTGCATAGTGTTCGATACCTTTTGGATCATCACCAGTACCGGTAGCAGAAATCAATTTATCTTCCGCAACAATATCAAGACGCTTGATAAGGTTGTTTTGGATGTAACTGATAAACTGTGGCAGGTCAGCCATCATTTCAGTGGTAACTTTACCGTAAACGGCAATTTTCTTAACACTTTCGGTTTTCTCAACATACTTAACACTCAACTGTTTTTTGCTGTCTCCCTCACCGATGAAGATAGGCGTACCTTGTTCGTCTGTTTCTTCAACCCACAATGCACGTTCGTTGCCTATTGTACCTGTGCTTACATTGGCTGCATAGCGCAATTCACGGCTGCGGATTGTGCTGATAATGCCTGTGTTTTGGGTAAGTAAGTTTTGAGTAGTGCCTGAACCAATTGTGTTCAATTCGCCCATGTCAATTACTGCTTTGGTGCTTACTTCAACAGAAAGGCTTGCATTTTGCTTACCACCATTTTTGATAATGGTATTAATTTCCTCAGCCTTTTCTTCAAATGCTGCCATCAAAGCCTCTTTCAAGGTTTTGTAGCCTTCATTTTTAGTGCTTTTTTTAGCAGCATCCAATTCAGCTTGCATTGTGGCAAGGTCTTTTTCTGCGTTTGCTTTAAATTCTTCAAGGGTTTTCAAAGTTTCCTGCGCTGTGGCAAGTGCTTTTTCAACAGCCTCTACTGATTGTCCTTTGCTTTTCAGGGATTCAACCTCTTTTTCGAGGGACTCAACCTTCGCTGCCTGCGATTTCATTTTGTCCGCAATTTCTTGTGCGGCTTTTTCTTCTTGTGTCATAAATGTTGTAAAATTAGTTGACAAATTTTTGTTTGAGTGCCAACAGGCGGCTCGTTTTTATCCTGTGAAGTGCCGTTAGCGGCTTCATTGGTCAATATTGGGGTAACCTCGTTACTACCGAACAATACCATGCTGCCCTCTTTTTCAATCTTGGCTTCATATACTGCCCAAAAGTACCCGTTTTCGTAGGCTACATCTTTATTAGCAATAAGGTTTATGGATTCATCCCAATTAGCCTTATATTCAATATCTTCTTTGCTTGTTGAATTTAAAGCCAATTTGATACGGATATAACGCATCCTTACGCTATTCTGCATTGGGGCTTTTTCTTCAATAGCCTTTTTGGCAAGTGAATTTACTATTTCGCTTTTAGGTATTTCGTAAATCAACGCCTCAGTTTCTCCTTCGTAGTTCTTACCCAAAGCACCCCAAGGCAAACGCTTCAACATTACATTAACACTTGAAGGATAAGCAATAATGCTATTCAACTTCAACTCATGGTCTGCAACATAGTAAACCTTCCCGTTCTGTTCATTAACAGACTTGTTCCAAATGCCATCCATGTGTACATCATTGTGGCTGTCTAAGAACTTTGTAGTATTGATAACAGGATAAATATAATCCTGTTTCATTTCAAAACCCTTAATAGCGTTTTCTTTCAAAAAGAAAGTATCTACTTGACCGCCTTTCTCACATGACTTAACAATATCAGCGCATTTTAACGATATAATCTTTGTGGCATTTTCTCTCAATGTCTTAAATAATTCTTCTTTACTCGCAAACTCTACGTTTGGAAATTCTTTTGCAACTATCATTTTTGTACTACTTGCCCATTGCCTTTTACAATGGTTTGTTCCTTGATAACCTTTATTTGCTCTTGTGTAAGTTTATTCCCCTTTTCCATTCTGTATTCCTGTCATCCCTGGCAATGCTTCGTCCGTAAATCTTAAATTTGTAGCGGTCATGTATTTCTCATGGTGTTCAGCAGGTGTTACATCATTCATAAGCATCCTATTTGCTGTTTCACCATTCAAAAGCCCATGTTCCATTTGACTTAATATGATTTTAGTCTGTCTATCCAAATCCTGCTGCAATGAAGGGACTGCCCTATGGTCATAATCAATAAAATATTCACCATCACTCCCCGTCATTTCATTGTAAAACCTATTTATATGGTCTCTGATAACATTAAAATGCGGCAGAATAGCATCATTCCACTTTTGCTTTTCAGCCTCCTTAGAAGTGTTAAAATTAGCATTTTGACCTGTTACATTTGGTGCAGGCAAACCATAGATTGCACAAACTGTTGAAAGTGTCATTTCCTGAACCTCAGCCAACTGCATATCAACCGAGTTCATCCCCATTGAAATCCATTTAAGGTTTGCAGTAGTCAAACGTATCTTACCTTTGTTATCAGCCCCACCATAATTAGCATTAAACGCCTTTTGTGCGTTTTCCTGCTCTCTGTCCGTCATTGCCTCTGAACTACCATTAGAAAGTATGCCCAAAGGATGTCCATTCTGCAATAGCCTCATTTGTGCAGTAAAGCCATCATTTGACTGCTTAATTACTTTTGCTATTGGGGTAAGTGGGCTTTGACCGTATAGCCCCAATGTATATTCAAGCCCTGAACCGTTGTTTTGAGCTGTTATTAATGGGTTGAAGGACTTAATGTGCATTATTTCGTCCTTATTGAATTTTATTCCGTTATTGCCGTTTAAATATAGTTCATATCTTAACGGATTGCCTACCCATGATCCATCAGGAACTACTTTTACATACTGAGACGGCAATGGGATTAATTCAAGTATGCCCGGTACTGATGCTAATTTGGATTTAATGCCATAAGCATAAATATTACCCGTCAGCAGCCTCATACCCATCATTACGGCAATCATTTCTTCCCATGTTTGCTGACTATTAGGTTTCTCCAAAAGCCTTGTCATGGCGTTATTACCGTCAAAAATATCTACCGCCTTATGCTCTATTTTGAGCATTTCTTCGTAGTTGCCTAAGTTCTTATGAGAAACGTACTTTTTATACGCTGATTTGTCTTTTATCTTATAAACAAACCAAGGTATCTGTAATCCAGAAGTTACAATGTTATTGATAACAGAATAAACGTGCGGATTGGTTACATAACCGTTCTTGACAAGTTGTTGCACATCTTCATGGTTGTACAAATCAACGGTACTTCCAAAAAGGGTCGACCAATTAGGGGCATTTTTATCAAATCCCAACAGATTAGATACCCATGAACCTAGTACCGAAGTGAATTTTGTACGCCTAGCCAAATTTAAGTAGGGAGGTATTTATCCTCCAATAATTGCAAAGTTATATACTTTTTCGATATAA